GAAGTTCCATGCGTGTGTCTGGAGGAGGGTGTCGCGCGCGATGGGGTAGAACCGCGCGCAATGCTCGGCCTGTGCCGATCCCTCCGGAGGGTCGATGCTGGCGACGGTCGCGTCGTCCCCGAGGTGCGCGAGCGCGAGGTTGCAGATGTCAACGACCGATGCCATGCCGGCCTCCTATTAGGAACAGGAGGGGCGTCGAGGTTTCCCGCCGACGCCCCTCCTGTCAAGTCACAATCCGAGGATCACTCCGTGACGGAGGCTTCGGCAGTCTTTCCCTTCCGCAGTCGCCGGGGAGGCATCTCGGAAGTCCGCGAGCTGGCATCGTTCGCCATGCCCTCGAGATACTCGAGGTGATGGTTGTACGCGCCGTTGTACTCGAAGACGTCTCCGGGATTCCGAAGCCCGTTGTCCACGAAGCAGAGAACCTTTGCCTTGACCTTCGCCATGAGTTGCTCCTATCAGCTGACCGCGAAGCCGGAGGCGTAGTACTTCTTGCCGTCCTGGTAGTTCATCACGATGTCGGCCGAGATGACACCAGAGCCGCTGCCGGCCGAGGTCACCACGTTCGCGCCGAGGTATCGCTTCTGGGCTGCGGTGAGGAGCTGCGCGCCGATGGGGATCACCACCTGCGTGCCGACCGCAATGGCAGTCGACGGGCTGTACTCGCCGATGACCACGACGTTGGTGTCGAGGCCGCTGTCGTCCGCAAGCACGACCTGATAGATCGGGTCGGTGCTGGCAGCGAGAGCCGTGGTCACGGTGAACACGACGTAGAGCGTCGTGCCTTCCGAGAGTTCCACGTTCTGCGTACCCTGTGCGATGGTGTACAGCGAGCCGCTGGCGGTCGCCGTGTAGGCAGTCTTGTTCTGGAGTTCCACGACGTCGGGGAAGTCGTAGGTGCCAGTGGCGGTCAGCGTGACGCTGCCAAGACGAAGGTTCTGGTCGAGAATCATTGTGTGGTTCCTTCCTTTGTCCTATCAGGACACGACGGCTTCGGTGTTGATGAGCTGATCGACGCGGCGGCACGGAACGCCGAGGAACGACAGCCAAGAGTACGGGGTGCCGAACTGCGACAGACCCTGGTTCACGGCAAGGACGTTCTGCGAGCGATCCATCGCCTGGATCGACAGACCGGCATGCACGGTTCGGTTCATGTAGAAGGCTGCACGGCCCATCGACATGTTCGGGATGCGGTACATGGCGCGCGCCATGCACTTCACCAGCTGTGTGGCGACGTTGTTCGCCTGCGTAACGGTGCCAGCCTGAAGGTCACTAATGTCAATGTTCGCGATGCGAACGACATAGCGCCAGTCCTTCACGACCAGACCGTTCTTCCACTGGTAGCGGGTTGCGTAAGCCTGGTAGCGCGTACCGTCGCTGTTGTAGACGGTCTGCTCGCCGAGATCCTCATGCATGAGGCCGGCCGAGCTGCCCTTCGGGAACGGGCAGTACACCGTGTTGTCACCCCACACGACGAGGTAGACCGAGGTGTTGTCCGAACTGCTGCCGCCTGCGCTGATGACGTTCTGGCTGTTGTTGCTGCCGGTCAGCGCCGAGTAGCGAGCGGCAAGACCAAGGAACGACTTCGGCTCGATGGCGGGGTTGCCGTAGAACATCGTCGCGGCCTGCGTCTGGTTCATCGCCTCGAGGAACGCGACGTCCTCGGACAGGCGGAACTGCGCGGTGTTTCCGTTGAGCAGGGCGAGATCCTTGTCAACCTCGCTGCGAGCCTCGAGGATGCCGCAAGCCTCGTCGACCTGCGCGGTCTGCGACTTGCTGTTCGGGATGCCCTGGTTGAGCGCGCGCCAGTACACGGCCGGGAGGCCGGTGCGGATCACGACGCGCTCGCCGGTCGGCAGGTTGCCTTCCTTGAAGACGCAATCCTCGAGGATCTCGTTCGACTGCGAGAGGAGTTCCGCGACGACCGGAACGCGGCCCTCGGGATCGGTGCGCTTCGCCCAATCGGCGAGCGTCAGGTTGTTGCTGGAAAGAATCGCCATTGCTTGTCCCCTTTCGTGGGATTAGGTGCTGGAGTAAAGAACGTCAGCGAAATCGGAGAAGCCCTTCGGGGCGCCCTTGCCAACGGCAGGTGCGCCGCCGACGAACCGATCCTCGCTGATCGCCTTGCCTGCGCGGTACATGAACCGGATCACCTCCGGGTGATCGCCCAGGCCGGACTGATTGAGCAGACTGCGGAGTTCGGCGGTGCCGAACGCATCGAGCGCCTTCTTGGCGACGCCGAGGTTCTCGGAGAGCTTGTCGCCCCCGAACTCCTTGTCGCCTTTGGAGTTGGTTACCCACTCCGCTCGAACGGCCTCGATCTGCGCCTGCTGACGCTGGGCCATCTTGGGGGCCATAGCGTCGAGGACGCGCTGCGCGGCTTCCTGCGACAGGTTCAGCTCTTTGGCGACCGCGCTATACGCTTCCATGACCTCGGGGTCGAACGCTCGACCTTCCTCGGCCTTGAACTCGTACTTCTCCGGCGCGCCCTGCGGCTTGGTGTCCGCAGCCGGCGCATCGGTCTTCGCATCGGTCGCCTCGGCCTTGCTCGTAGCGGCCGCGTCTGCGGCTTGCGAGTCCTGGGTCGTGGTCGCCTTCTGCTCTCCCCCGTACAGCTTCTCGGCCGTCGCCGCGACGCCGGACGGGGACTCTGATGCAGGAGCGGCTTGTGTGGTGGTTTCAGCCGTTTCCATCATCATTGGTTCGCTCATCGGTCTGTTCCTTCATCATGGTCGGGTAATGCTCGGGGCAGCAACCGTGGACGATTGCCAGCATCCGAAGTCCCGAGTTCCGTGCGCCTTCCGAGAACGCCATCGTCATCGCGTTGGTGTTGAACGATGACCGGAACACGCCTGCCTGGTCGAGCATGCGCCAGACGATCCGCCTGCCGCGCCTGCTCGCCATGAGCCACTTGACGTCCGATTCCTCGGCCTCCCTCGCCAACCTGTCGCGCAGCTCGCGGTTCTGCTTGTCGCGCTCCTGCCCACGCAGGTCGAGAGGGTCGTACTGGCTCACGGCCGAAAGATATCTGTGCGTCTATTTCTTACGGTTCCCTTCAGGTGTTGTTGCCATCGACCTCATTGACCGTGAGGATCACGGACGGTGTCGCCGGTCGGGCCGGCGAAGTCTGTGCGGCCTTGTACTCAATCGAGACATCCGCGCTCGGCGACGACCAGTAGATTTCCACATACTCGCCGGCATTGACAGACACAAAGAAGTTCCACGCTGCGACGAGAAAACCGTCGCCGCCACCGTGCTTCCTCGGGATCGTCAGCTCGGTGTTCGTGTTCGCGAGGTTTGAGCCGCCCTTTGCGAGCCAGACGCTGATGTTCTGCTCGGAGCTGTTGTTGACGTTCTTGAACTGCGCGCTGAACTGGACGTTGTAGACCGAAGTTCGCGGGAACGTGATGCGCGTGTTCGACACGACGGAGATGCCGAAGGCGAAGTCCTTCGTGTCAAACTCCATCGCGGTCGCGGTGTTCGCGCTGCACGGCTGGTCGGACAGATCGAACCAGGCACCCGTGTACGGGGCGCGCGCGAAGTACAGGTCGCTGCCGTCCGGGTCGCGCATGCCGACGACGTCCCCCGTCGTGTTGTCGAATAGCAGGTTCGTCCCAGACTTCATGTACGGCATGTCAACCCCCGTTTCCGTAGAGCATGGTCGCGGCGGCGGTCGTGCGCTCCACGCCAGAGATCGCCATGTCCGTGATCTGGAGCTTCAGCATCGCCTCCGTTCCGCCCTGCGTCTTGACAGCGCCGGCCTCGGAGACGTAGACGCGCGCCTGAATCATCATCTCGCTGCCGATCTTCGGGGCGGCGGTGATGTTCAGCTTCTCGAGGTCGTCGGACTCGAGCTTGATGCACAGCCCTTCCGGGTAGCGCGGTTCGTCCATCTCGACCTGTCCCGGCATCTCCTCGCGCTCGGGTTCACGCTGCATTGAAACAAGCATGTCAGTCCTTTCAGAGTTCAACCCCGGACGGCGAGCCGTAGCCGGAGAACATGTTCATCACATCGGTCAGGGCGTTCTGGTTCCCGGTCGGGGCGGCCG